GGGGACTTGGCGGATTCTCAGATCACGGACGACGGGACCACGTTAGACATGACCGTCGCGGATCTTCAGTTCACCAACAACGGCACGATCACGTCTGATGTGAATATGTTCATAAACGCAACCTTTGGCGGAACTGGGGTGATGTTGATCTCGGCGAATAGGACACAGAACATTGCCGTGTCTCCAGCGGCCAATACCGATATTTACGAATGGATTCAGACTCTACCAATCACCGCTGCTGGGCAAACCACGAACGTACTTAAGTTGGAACTTACGAACGCCAACCATACTGGAGGCACAGTTAACGGGTTTCTGATCGGTGCTATTACGGGGGATGCCCAGGCTACGGAGGCAGGCATCAGCATTGAAAGTGGGTGGGATGTGGATATTCTCGGCGTCACCACCGACCTGATAATGGGAGCTGGAGCTGACCGTCTCACACTTACCGAAAATGATGGACTTGAGATTACAGGAATTGCTACTGCCAACTTGGGAAGCGCCGATGCCACGACGCTAAGGCTAACTGCAGATAGAAATAATGACGAGATTGCTTTGATTCTGAGGGGCTTAGGCTTGGGCCTAGATACATATGAGTTCACTGGGACAACGCCCGCCAACAGGGATTTCATTCAAGCGAGTTGGATACAGAGTGTCACGGCGGCAGGACAAACTGGCAGTGGGATAAATCTTGTAGTGACAGAGGCCAACCATACTGGGGGAACGCTCAACGGGTTTAACTTAGGTACGATCACCGGAGACGCCGATTCTACGGAAAATGCCATAAATATCGGGACCGGATGGGACTACGGACTCACTCTACCCGACGACATCCCCATATCCCTAGGCACGGATAGGGACTGGACAATTGAGTTTGATACTGACGATGGGGGACTGGCGTTACTATCCCCGACCGCCGGGCTAAACGGGCTCATACAATTTACGAGGTTTGTTACAGCATCGTCTGGATTCCTGATGAGCCTTACCGGAACGGTTGGGGTGGCAGACGGCGGGGAAACGATTGATGGTTTGGTAGTAAATCTTACCAATGCAAATCATACTGGCACTGGTAATTTCTTTAGCCACCTGAAAATAGCCCCCGGCGTGGGCGATGCAAACGCCAATATGAACGGCATTCTTATCCAAGCTCTAACTGGAACTGTTGGGGCGGCGGGCGAAATCGAGGCCGCAATTAATATCGCTTCGGGGTGGGACACCGGCATCCTCCTCGACGACAACCTGACGGACTACATAACGTTTGAGAATGGGAATGGGAGTTTTAGGAATCATGCTAGCCCTGGTTACTACATCATGCCCAACGGCGTGCATCAGGTTGGTGGGGACACAAATGGTAGTACTCTAGGTGGTGTCGCCAACAATGTCCGTGTTTGGCGAGAGTACATTCCGTACCGCCTTACTGTCTCCAGGATTGTTTGGTCGATAGAAACTGGTGGGGCGGCAGGGGCTGAGTGTAGCGCCGGAATCTACAATGCTGATGGTACGACTTTGCTGATCAACTCAGGCGCACAGGTATGCACGGGAACCGGGGCATACGATATTGATGTTACGGACACTACCATCGGCCCTGGGTTCTACCTATTCGTTGTCACCGCTGATGATGCGACTGTAGTTTGGGAGGTTGATTCGGATGCCACCCCTAACGCAGGCAAAGGCGCTGCGTACAACGCAACCGTAGTTCAAGTTGGGGATGCTACAAATGTCTCTGCGGACGCTGTGCTACCTGCTACTACCGGAGCCTTGGTTGGGGCGAACACTAGAGCGACCGCGATTGTCAAATTGCAAGGGTAAAACCAGGAGGCCGAACGTATGAAAGAAGCAGTAAAGACATGGATACCGGTAATAACGCTACTCGCGGGAGTTGGCGGATACTGGGTCTATAACCAGGTAGCAGCGCACCGAGAAATTGACGAGAAGCTAATTTCAATTCTCGCCAACCAGTGCAAGGTGTCGTTAGAGTCCGAAGGTTACACAGTAACAAAGGTCGAACCCAGTGGCGATGCGAAGCAGTGACTTCCCTCGTCTATTGGAACCGAGGAGGTTAGTAAAAAGTGCCAGAAAGCGCAAGACAAAAGCGAGCCGCGTGCGCCGATTACGGCCGCGCAAAAGCCGGTAAGGGCCCTAGGACATTTAAGGGCATGGGCATGAAGAAGTTGCGTGACTTTTGCGTGAGTCCTGTCAAGAAGGCCCACGGCGGCAGGGTCTATAAGAAATCAGCCTCGTACAAGAAGTCTAGTAGGAAGCGGGGCTAGATGGCGGCGCCAAGCTGTAGCGCGAAGGTCGAAGTAGCAGTCGCCGGGACCGAGATCACGGTTAAGGTAGACGAGACTGGACAGGTATCGACCAAGTTCGTGCCCAACACGCTTGAGTGCCAGGGCCTGGCTACGGCCTACATCGCTGACATTCAGCGCCACATGTTCAACATTTTTGAGCTTTACGAGAAACTAAGGGTCCTGCCCTAACATGGCCTACCCAATAGACGGCGCGGCTGAAATCCGGCTAAACGAGGACGAGCGCCTCAAGATCGGCGCGGATTTCAAGAACTGGATCGAGGGTGTCGAGCGAGCCCGTACCAAGCGCAATGTTGATGTCTGGCAGAAGGCATTTGACAACTACGAGCAAACGGCCCGAATTAAGCAATTCCCTTGGCCCGGCGCGTCAAACGCCCGAATCCCCATCACTCCCTCGCACTCTAACACCCTCGCGGCGCGCATCTATAACGCGGCCACAGCACAGGAGCCGGGCGTAATTATTCTAGCTGGGCGCCAGGGCAACATTATCGAAGAGGGCCAGTTCGACGAGGCGGTTAGTTACGAATGGTGGGCGCAGCGCTGGGCCAAGATTGCCGAGTGGATCGAGAAAGCTGAAATCGAAGTAGACGAGATGTTGGACGAGCTGATTCTCACGTTCGTCCTGTATGGCGATGCGTTCATTTACCTTCCCTGGGAAGTGGAGGAGGTAATGGACGTTGAGATGGGTCGTGGTGGGGAGCTTAAAAAGACCCCCCGCACGCTCATTGATCGACCTGTGCCCAAGGTTCTTCACCCCAAGGACGTTATTATTGCCCATTTTGAGAAGAGCGTTCAGTCCGCTCGGCGCGTGGGCGTCCAGTGGCTACTTGACCTGCCAAAGATAGACGAGTTCGAGGCACAGGGGATCTACACGAGCAAAATGGCGGACAAGCTGCGCGAAAAGCTCGACGCCAAGAAGTCCCACGCTGAGGAAAGCAAAAAGGTTCGTGGTAACTTCGCTGGGACATACTATAAAGAGTGGGGCGGCTCGTATATGTCCAATGACGAGTTCCAGCGCCAGGTGGACCAGCGTATTGGAGTGGACCCCGACGAGCAGCCCAATGCGTTGACAATGGTTAGAGTATTCGCGCGCGCGGATCTAGACGATGACGGTGTGCCCGAAGAAGTCATCTACGACGTGGAGAAGGAAGAGGGTCTTGTCCCGTACGCCCGCTATAATAACATCCTTCACCGTCAGCGGCCCCTAGTTCACTTCTATTTCGAGAAGCGTCCGGGCTCGATTTATAACCGGGGCGTTCCCGAGATGCTAATGAATATCCAGAAGATTCTGGACACGAGTGTCAGGGACCTCCTAGATAACAATAAAGTCCGCAATACTAAGGTATTCGTTGGGCGCAAGGGCGGGCCTCTCGAAGCGAACACCAAGCTCTATCCCGGCCGACTGTTCCTTCTAAACAACCCACGCGAGGACTTGCAGGCTCTAGATCTGGGCTCCGGTACTATTAATACCACAGTTAATGACATTGCTCTTATGCAGCAGTGGGGCGAGCGTCTCACAGGCGTTACGGACTTCAATCTCGGCCAAGAGCGCCGCTCGCGCACACCCGCGACCACTACCCTGGCCCTACTCGAAGAGACTAACAAGCGTATCGACAAGACCATCAGGGTATTCCGAAAGGGGATGAAGGAGTTCTGGTTCCAAACTCTACAACTCTATCTCCAAAACGGGGACCCCGAAATCCTTGCTAAGGTCTCGGCACAGGAGCAGGGCGACGAGGAGAAGTTTATTGCCGCCTGGTCAGAGGTCAATGTCGAAGACTTTCGGCGCCAGGTGGAAATACAGCCCGAGATTTCTAGCGCCGCGCTCAATCAGACGATATTGAGGCAGGAGAAACTGGCCCTGTTCCAGCAGGTCGTAACAACTCAGGATCGGCTCATTGCACTTGCCAATTCAATTGGGGGCTCTGCCGCGGATCCCGCAATGAAACAGCTTTTCGTCATCTTCGCCAAGGCCACGCACCGCGCGATGAACAATGTGCTCGACACTTTTAGCGTGCGCGACCGCAAGGAGTTTAATCCCGACATCATCAAACTACTCGAAAACGTAACAAGTGTACCACTGGAGGCCGAAGATGGAGCGACAGAAACCGGACGCAGCAACCCTGCTCAGGCAGCTGCGGGACTGGTTGCAAACCAGCCTAGTCAGCTTGGAGAGCAAGCGGCGCCTGGCGAATCCATACCCGGATCACAACGCATACCTGGCCCTACTCCAGGAAGCTAACTCACAGGAAAAGGTCTATGCGGAGGTTCTGGGCGTGATTGGTGAACTTGAGAGCGGCTCTGCGTCGTATCAGGACGACCCCATGGGAGCCGACAAGCTACCTCAGTTCTGGGAGACCAGCGAACTTGAGGAGATATAAAGGAGACCGATGACTAACTACAGGAACCTAGCGGGGGCTGAGGGCGAGGGGGTCGAGGAAAATGTCGATCCTTCGCAAGACGAAGCCCTAGCCGCTAAGGAGGCAGAATCTCAAGAGTTGAAGCTCCGTGAGGCCCAGGAGCGTGCGGCAGACCGGGCCCGTGTCGAGCAGCTCGAACGAATGGTCCGTCAGGGCTTCGCGCAGCGCGGACAGCCTCATCAGGCCAACGAAGTTGCGGTGGCAAAGCAGGAACTGGGGATTACGGACCAAGATCTTGTGAAGGACCCCCAAAAGTACATCGAACAGATGGCTGAGCACATAGCGTCTCGAAAGATCCAAGAGAGCGAACAGCGTATTGGCGGAGTGTTGAGCGGACTTGTCGAGACATCCTTTGAGACCCAGCTCGGCGCCATGGGCTCACATCGCTACTATGAGGACCTAGCCCCTATCCTTCGGGAGCACTTCAACGAGAACCCCCACGAGAAGGTAGAAGCGGGCGCAGTACGGCGCCGGTTCAATGAGTTAATTGGGGCCAATCTGGACGAACTTGAGCGCAGGGCCAAGGAGCGCGAGGGGCACAAGGCTAAAGAAGATTCCAACCTCGCGCCAGACGGCGGACAGATGCGGACACCAACCCGCCCCCGCGCAGTGGAGCAAACAGTGTCTATGCCAGTGTCACAGCCGAGGGGCTCGGCTCGTAAGGAGCGCAAGGACGACGGTCTGAACTGGGCGCGTGAGGAGATTATGGAGAGTTTCAACCGTCAGGTTAGACTCAACATGACCCCCGACGAGTGGGACGACATAGAGGGTGGCCGAAAGTTGCCGATCAAAACCTCGGCAATGATTCAGACAGGAAAGGGTAAGGCGAATGTCAACTACGAAAGCAGCTAAGGTGAACAAGCCGGATACGAAGGCCATAGCCGCGAGGGCTGTCGAGGAGATCATGAGCGGTGAGGTCCAGACTGTAGCGGTGGACGATCAAATCGGTCGCTCGCCCGATAGGGACGCCACCAAAGTCCCAGCGCAGCGTGACTATATCTCAGGCACCCGGCGCCCCGACATGACGCATGTACCCGAGTTTGCCTATGACCAGGATATTGACGTTGAGCGTAGGGTCAAGATGCCCGACGACTATGCCTATTGTTGGGTATCTGACGCGCACGTAAGCAAATACAGGGTCCTGGGCTATAAGTTCTGCCTGTATAACGGTGGAAATCAGTCAGGATTCTCTGAGCGCGGACTCAAGGGTACTGGACTCTACGAATGCACAGTCACCGGGCATGTTCGCAACGGCGATTGTGTTCTTATGTTCGCGCCGAAACGGCTCTGGGAGGAACTTGTAGCCCAGGACGTAGAGCGCGTAGCCAAATGGAACATGGCGCCGAAGGGCCAATTCCACGACCTCGGGTACAGTCAAGGCGTTCGTACCTTTGAGGAAGAGGACGGCCAGATTAAGTACAACTAGTTTTCACTAACGGAGGTTTAACTGAATGGCTACTCAATACACTGTTGAGTGGGTCAGGAACGAGCACGCAAGTCCGAAGACCATCAGGTCGTATGCCGAGGAGGCTTCGCAGACCTTCAAAAAGGGTGCTGCGGTGGTTCTCGACTCGACCTCGAAGGAAGTTGAGGAGCTGGCTACAACGGCCGGTGTCCCCAACTCTGTCATTCTCCTGGGCTTTGCCCTAGAGGATGCGACGGGGACGGCGGGATCAGAGATTGATGTTTTGATCCCCCAGCCTGGTGATGTCTTCACTGCTGCTGTACTGACTGATCAGGACACGACTGTCGCGCCGGATTACGATACCGACGTGGCGGAGAATTATGCCTTGATCAAGATGTCGGCTACAGCGGGAGACGGCGATGAGTGGGGCCTCGAAAGGGCAGCCGGTGAGGCTTCCCCCTTTGTTGAGGTCATCGGACTCGACCCACGTGATGCAACCCGGCGCGGAGTTGACCCTAACGCGGTCGCCTCGGCGCTCAACGCTGGTGACAGGCTCCTGTTCAAGGTCCTGGCCACAGTGCTCGATGACGAGCCCCAGCAGTAGTTTCTAAAGTTAACTGGAGGTAGTTTCCAATGGCGATGCGATCTTCTGATTTCCCTGAGTTGCTCGATACGCCCTTGCGGAAAATCTTCTTCCTTTCTCTCGAAAATTCTCGCCCCGAATACCAGCGCTGGATCAACATCGTTGAGACCAAGCGGGCATTCGAGGATGATTTGCGGATGGCAGAGTTCGGTTCGATTCCTCAGCACACTGAGGGCTCGACCCCCCTGTTTGAAGACGCAATCGAGGGCACAACGAAGAGGTACGCTCCGCTGGAGTATGTGGGTGGTTACATTATCACCCAGGTGCTCCGAGAGGACGAGCTTCACGGGATTATGGGCCGGATGACTGAGGGCCTTCGGGAGTCCCAGCGAAACCTGTTCGAGGTTCAGGCATATAACATCCTGAACAACTCGACCACAGCCACGACCACGCGGCTACAGGGTTTTGACGGGCTGGCACTTCTGAGTACAGCCCACCCGAATCTGGGCAACCCGGATACACAAGCAAACAAACCCACGACCGATGTGACGCTTTCCCAGCTCGCAGTAGAAAACGCGGTTAACACCATGACCGCGTGGACTAACGAGAAGGGCTTCCCGGTCTTCCACACCCCAAGTCTGGCGATTGTTGATACCAGTGACCAGTTCATTGCGGCTAAGATTTTCAAGAACGCGATGCGCTACGACACAGCGAATCATGAGGAAAACTGGGTAAAGCAGGGTCCGGACATGAACGGGATTAGCGAGTTTATCGCGTCTCGTTACTTCACTGCCACCAACCAGTGGTTCTTGCTCTCTGAGAAGCGGAAGCATGATTTGAATATGTTCATTCGTGTTCACCCGCAGTTTGAGACGAGCATTGACTTCCCGACCGGGAATTTGATCGTAAAGACCCGTTCGCGGCTGTTCACATCGTTCGGTCGGTGGCCTGGCGTTTTTGGCTCTAAGGGATTCTAGGGGGAGGTGACGAATGCCTTTCACTAACTTTCAGAATGGCGCCACCTCCTTCGGGATTCCCCAGTTTGGCGGCGGACCGTGGTTGGGTGTTCCCAATCCAGCCACCCCCGGTAAGGTTCTCTTCGTAGACGGCACGAATGGGTCAGATGAGTTTGACGGCACTGCCGAGCACCCAGTCCAGACGATTCAGCAAGCAGTGGATCTCTCGACCAGCGGAGCGGGCGATGTCATTCTCGTCTATCCTGGCACCTACGTCGAAACTGTCACCGTTACGTCTAAGGACTACGTGACCATCATGGGCGTTCGCTCGGGTTACGGTAGGCCGGACGTGGAGCCCGCTAGTGGCCGTGCCCTGTTTGTGGATAACTCACAGGGCGTGGTCGTTAGGAGTCTTAGGTTCCGGGCTCGGGCAAGTGCTGTGGCTGTGCGGCAGGAAGGAAACGGGTTCTTGTACGAGGACTGCGTTTTCGACGGTCGTACTGGCGATAGCGGTCTGCTCCAACTTGTTGGCGATGCGACTGACGATAGTTTCACAGCGTCAGAAGGTGCGGTTGTGAATTGCCTCTTCAGGGACGGCAATACGGATGCGCTGATTATGCAGCATGCGGATGCCCCAAATGGAGTTGGCACGACTCACAATCAAATCCTCTACAATCGCTTCATCGACAACACCGGTGACGATATTGCTACTGCGGCTGGAGCGTCGGGGGGCGGGGCTGGTATTTGCCAGGATGTTGTAATCTATGGCAACCAGTTCGTCTCAATCGACAAGGCGGTCTATCTCGATATGGACCAGGCTAGCTTCGCGGGCGGGGATGAGGCTACGAATAGTGGCTTAATCTCTGGCAATTACTTCGGAGACGATGCGGCGCTCGACGCGACTAAGATTGACATCTCGGGCACGAGCTTCCGTTTCGTTGGCAACTACAACGCGATTGGGGTGGTTGACGGTTCCACGTTCGATAACTAATCCAGGGGGGTATCTCTAATGCCAAAAGACATTAAGGCCAACCCTTGGGTCTTCGATGCCGAAGGTCAAGGCGAGGGGTTTGGCCCTAATGAGGACGGCGTAGCTGTCAACTTTAGCGAGGTCAAGCCCTACGTCTCTCGGATCAAAATAATGGGAGGCGACGGCGGAACGGTTGAGATCTTGTCGCGCCAGAACACATCTAGCGGCGACCACGCACGCTACGAGATTTTGCCCATAGTCACGGCGGCCGCAAACGCGGTTACGGATCATGTGGTGAATCAAGTAGTGGACGGGATTTATATCAACGATCTCCCACTAAACGCCAAAGTCTACGTCTACCACGGGCACGAAGCAAGCGGACTGTAGGGGAGGGCTAATATGGCCTACCCGAACATCGGCCGGGGGTGGGGGCCCTTTGGCAGGGTTCCCGCCCTATGGCTGTAACGCTTGATGGCGCGAACGATTACTATCTAAGGTCGGACGGGCTCAAAAGCGCGGCCGACGCGAAGGTGGGGACGTTTGCCTGCTGGTTTAGGCGAGCGGCGATTGGATCCATACAGACGCTGTTCTCTATAAGCCAGGGGGCCAGCGAGCGTTTCTCCGTCACGCTCGACGCTGCGAATCTAGTGCAAGTGGCCGGGTCGAACTCGGCCGGTACTAGTATTCTCGCCTACCCCGCTGACGTAGCAGTCACCAACCTCACAGACTATCACCACCTCGTCACGAGCTGGGATTTAGCTAACGCCGAGTTCCACCTCTATCTGGACAGGGTCGAGGCTCGCGGGACGGTCGTTACGCAGACTGACGCGAATATTGACTACACGGGCGATACGGCAGCGGTTGGTGCGCGGAGTCATGATGCTGCGAGGCTCTGGAACGGCGATATTGCGGAGGTATTTTTCGACCCTACGACCTTCGTTGACCTGAGCGATTCGGACGAGCTTGGTAAATTTGTTTCACAGGACAACTCTAGTAATAGCCAGGGGGAGTTTCTCAAGTCAGAGCCGGGAGTCCAGTATAAGCCAGTAGGCTACGGACACGACGCGAGTTTCGCTACCGGCGCGAGGCCCTCGGTCTTTCTGCATGGCTACGGGCCCGCCTTCGGCCAGAACAAAGGCACTGGTGGGTCTTTTAATATGGTCGGTACACCGGCTAACGACTCGGATCTTAGCCCCTATCGCCATCATGCCAAGTGGCCTACGCCGGGGCTCAGGTGGTTCATGTCGGAACGGTCGGGATTCCTGTACCCGCGCGGGGACACCTTCGTAGAAAAGCGGGAGGGGATACCAGGCTACGGGCAGCGCATGGGCCAGGACGAGCTGGACGACACAACTAGAGAAGAGCAGCCCCACACCGACTTCCTCTCGATGATCTTCCAAGACCGTGAGGACGACAAGGAAGAGAAGGACAGATAATGGCGGTACTTTCTGACATCCTAGCGCGGGTCAAGTTTCGCTCGGGGTCCAAGACGGGCGCGGACTCGCAGGTCACGGCGAATATTAACGAGGCCACGCGACATACGATTTTACGCGCTCGCCCGCAAGAGATGCAAACCACGGCCACGTTCGCTACGTCTAGCGGGACCTCTAGCTATGCGTTCTCGACCATCGCTACGGACTTGTTAGCGGTTCTATACGTCCGGGATAACACGGACGATGTTCCCCTGCTCCGAGGCGACATCGAGCACTTCAATAGGCTGCAACAGGATACTTCAGACACGTCCAATCTGGGGGATCCTCGGCGCTGGACCCGACAGGGCAATAACTTGATCCTATACTCGAAAATCCCCGATGGTACTAGCCGAACAATAAAGCTCACGTATCTGAAAGACTTCACCGACCTAGTGAATAGCGGAGATACGTTCCCGCTGAACGAGGAATGGCTCCTGCCGGTGGAACAATATGCCTCAGCTTTGACTATGTTAGACCTCAATGCCGAGGCCAAAGCAAGCGCCAAGTTTGCAGTTTACGAGCAAATGATCTCCTCCCGCGAGAGCCCCAAGGGAATTGAGGACGAGTCCTCGTGGTCCCAGATGTACCCGATCTCTAACACTGGTATCAATAGCGATTTCTAATGCCCTTTACACAGCTAACTCCGCTCGATGACCAGGGCCTCAGATCAAGTCGGCCCGCTAACGAAGTCAAGTGGCGGACGCTCACGAATGTAATAGCGCGCGATGGTGCGCTCAGGCGCAGGCCGGGGTTTGTCAATCCCAAGGGCGTACGGAACGAGAATCTCCCAGACAATACACAAGTAGGAACTACGGTAGTTATCGCGGAGATTAACAATCCTGGCTCGTCTGCCGAAGGCCGGTCGGGTTACTCATACGTGGCGGAGACGATTCGTCCCGACGCGACGGGGACTAATAACGGGTGGTTCAGGAATGACGGGGTTACTACGACCAACCTCCACTTAGATATAGACGAGACGGGCACGCTCGATGCGGCGGTTATTAGGACGCCCACGCTCGGCGCGGATGTGGCTATAGGATTTGTGGATCCTGTCAACTCCCCAGACATCACCGTGGGCCGAGTGCTACGGGGCCGCGCCAGACTGTTAGCCATTAACGGCACGCGGGCGGTTCTGAACTTCTACGCTGGCAGCATATCTGATGATAACCTCATTGGCACAGCGACCATATCGGTCTCCGCTACGGACTCCGGTACTTCTGAGTGGGATAACATTCAACTTCAGGGCGTCTGGAGCGACGATGAGATAATCATCCAGTACGTGGACGGGGACATAAGCGGCGTGGATATGTTGTTGCCTAACGGTAATGGCGACGATACTGCATGGCGTGATGCCGAGGACCTGTCCACTGCCAGCTTTGCAGATTTTAATGAATCCCCTTGGGACCTGTGGGACGCTCCCCCGGCTCACCAGTTGAATGGTGTACAGCCGGATCCAGGGCCGGGCGGACTAAACGACAAGCAGGGATTCACGTTTCCCGCACCCAATAACACCTTTAGCACCATAAATGAGCTTGTGTTACTCGTGGGCGGGAATAAAGTGCAACTAGCCGAGCCCAAGCTAGATATTATCTATAAGGTGGGCGGCGTTGAATACACACTTGGGTCAAATGTTGAAATCTCCAACTTTGATAGCGTGTACAGGGCTTTCGATATTCTAGCCGCCTCCCCGCTCAATCCGGCTACGTCTCTGGCATGGACCACCGCAGATATAACCAGCGGACAGTTTATATTCAAATATGCGGGCGGCGGGCAGAATTTTGTAATCGACCAGACTGGGTTGTTTATCGGGGGGAAGCTCTCCTCGGCCCCCCAAGTAGGCATAGACTATCTTGCGATCGATATTCTGCAAGCCACCGCAGATAACAACGCTGACGACAACGTGCTAGGCAAGTCGGCAATTTACGTTACGACTAATAACTACTTCAAACTCGGGACCGATGCCTTCGGTCAAGCCATACTTGATGTGGCTGGAGGCACAGCTAATATAACCACTGGTCCAGTACCTCTAGACCATACGATCCTCTATGGCCAGCTTTATGTGGTCAACGGTATAGACGACACCAGGCGCTATCCTACGGCTGGGGGCGTGTTCGAGGCGCTTTCGACAAACCTGGATGGCGCCAACCCCATAACAGGCCGGTGCGTGGAGGCTTTCGCGGATCGCATATTCTACGGATGGGTCAATGAGGACGGTACGCAGACCCCCGAGCGTATTGCGTGGTCTGTGTTTCAAAACGGGGGAACCCACAATGGAGCCTCGGCTGGCGATGCGGACCTGTTAGATACTCCTGGGGGGATTCTAGCACTAGGCGTCATAACTGAAGACACCTGCACGGCGGTCAAGGAGCAGGGGGTTTACTTGCTCCGGCGCACAGGTAACAGCGTCATCCCATTTATTCGCGACGTGATTGATTTTCATTCAGGCATTGTGGCCCCCCGCACCTTTCAAACTGTTATTACGCCCGATGGCAATACTATTCAGCTATGGCTAGGCTTTAGCCCCGCCAAGGGCCTTAACGTGTTCATGTTCGACGGGTCGCAGGTTCGGGCGGTGGGGGATGAGATCCATAAGGAATTGCGTGACGACTCTAACCCCATGACCATCGCCTCGAACTCATTTGCAGAGATTGACCCGCAGGGGGCTGGTTACTGGCTATTTGTGCCAGAGGGTGAGGAAATACTCCCCACTAATGGATTCTTTTACAGCCTTCGACAGGGCCAGTGGTATAGGGTCACCTTACCCTACTTTGCCTCATGCGCGGGTCGATGGACCATCCGTGACGACTCGGTAACTACGTCCCTTGCGCTTCGTGGCAATGACAACATGATGATTGGGACCGGGCAGGGGATTCCATTCAAAACTGACTATGATGTGACGTTTGACGTGATCTCGCCCGGCGAAGCGGATGACGATTCAATTCTACCTACTGACCCCGTCGAGGATGGCATTGTTGGTCGGTTCAAAGAATTTATCACATCCACGATTGAGACCGGGGACCTGGCGTTTGCCGGGCCTGACGGTTTCCCACTGCATGTCATAGTCCACCGTATATACATTGGCTATATAGACCGCGGCCCGTTCAGTGTGAATGTCAGCGCATCGCAGGATGGAGGGCTCACATTCAACACGGCCAACTCGTTCGTTCTGGGGGGCAACGCAGACGGATCTTATGACCAGTTCGCGCTAGACGTAGGCCCGCTTAACGGGAGGCGGATTAGGTTCAAGCTAGAGTTCGAGCACGTTGAGACAGACGGCGCTAGTCCGGTTAATGAGCCGTTCGAGCTGACTGAAGCCTGGGTCGAGTGGGAACCCGCTGGGGAGGCGCCCTAGTGCCGGTACTTAGAAGTCCGCTCGGGCTCAAAGAGTGGTTCGGGAATGTTCGGAACTGGCTCACCACGAGTACGGGTGCGGATATACAGCAGCTTGGCGAGGCTGATGGCACTGACCGCTCGCAGCTTATTCTTCACGATGGCACCGTGCAGAGAAGGTGGCTAAGTGAGACGGACGGTAAGGCTACGGCCTCGTTATACGGAAAAGCCTCCGGTGCTAGTACAGCCATCAAGGTGGAAACCACTGGCGAGCAGGACGTAGTCAATCATGGGAAGGACTCGGCGGGCAACATTGATCCGTTTCGGACGAACGATGATCAGCAAGTTCAAGTCCAGCTCCAAGGGGCGGACGAAGCAGGAGTCTCGGATTCGTTCAGAACGGATCCTTTTAGGATCCCGTGGCAACGGGACTTTCCCGCCTGGCAGGACGTGGATCCTGTAGAGATCCCAGTGGTTGAGGGGGTATTATGGGATCCTGGGACTTCAGCTCTTAGGCAATTTGAAGTGATGTTCTACGTCGTCAATAACGATGCAGGGGCCATGTCGGTAACGGTATCGGTCGGGCTGGACTTGGGGTCGGGAGGGTCTCTCGCGGCCCCTGAATACTGGATGTTCAATGAAGTGATCCCCTACCCAGGAACCTCTGGATGGAGGGGTCCCTTCATTCTCCATGCCGATGATGCTATTCGTGGGGTGGCTTCGGCGGCCAACGACGCTTCTATCCACTTTAGGATTCGGCGAACGGATCTCCAGGGACTTTAAATGCCACGCGACCCAAACGATTTTCGCGCGGATGCCCAGACGGCGGGCAAGGGAGGAACTACTAACTTCCTCCGTGCTGATGGGGAGTGGGCTGTTCCGCCCGGCGCTGGGGTGGCAGACGACTCGATTACGAATGCCAAACTGGCCGAGATGCCAGCCAACACTATCAAAGCCAACGCAACTGCAGGGACCGCCAATCCCACCGATCTGGCGGTTCCGACAAATGCTCTGGTGGGACGGGCGGGGGGAAACATAATCTCCGCGACCATCCCCATTAATAGTGTAGTGGGCCGAGTGGCCGGGGACCTGACAGCCGCTGCTGTAGTCACGGATCAGATTTCCAATGACTCGGTGACTTACGCTAAGATGCAGGACGTCTCGGCGGCCTCCCGTCTATTGGGCCGAGGAAGCGCAGCGGGCGCCGGGGATCCTGAAGAGATAATTCTCGGCACCAACCTCTCGATGGCCGGAACTACGATAAACGCCACGGGAGGGGGCGGCGACTCCATAACAGTAAACACCACCGCTGTCGTGGATGCTGACCTTGACGACGCCACGCCAGCGGCACCTGCGGGCGGCGTTAACGTCAAATGGCAACAAGACGGCGGCTCCCCCGCAAACATTAGCGCTCATCTGGCGGCTAATGACGTGAGCAACACCGTGCTTAGAGATTCTTCTGGCTTCTCTGTTATCGGAAAAGCCACGACTGGCTCCGGGGATCCAGCAGACATTGTGGCCGCCGATGAGACTGTCTTAGGTCGTACCGGGGCGGGTAATTTGGCCTTCGCACAGCTTGCTACTGGACAAATCACAAACTCCGCAGTTACCTACGCCAAGATACAGAATGTCTCCGCCACGGATAGGTTTTTGGGACGTGATACGGCGGGGGCTGGGGTTGTAGAGGAAATCAGTGTTGTTTCGGCCTTAGCTATGCTGGGAGCATTCTCAGGAGTGACTCTCCAAGCCTTCACTACTCCCGGCGCGAACACCTACACCCCTACAACAGGGATGAAGCATTGCATAGTTATCTCCACAGGAGGTGGAGGTGGCGGGGGCGGAGGAGACGCCACGACAGCCGCCGGATCAACATCCGCAGGTGGGGGCGGTGGGGCCGCGGGCACCTGTATCGAAGCATTCTCTGCAGCCACTATTGGTGTTAATCAGACCGTTACCATAGGGGATGTAGGAACCGCGGGAAGCGTTA